TGGGTCCGGCGCGTCGGCCTCCCAGGCCTTGATCAGCACAAACTCGATGCCGTCCGCAGCCATGGCGGCGACATCGGGATTGCCCTGCCAGTGCGAATAGTCGCAGCCTTTGACGGTCATGCAGTGCTTCCTTATATGTTGCCGATGCCCACACGCGATAGGCAACGAGCGATGAAGCTGCCCTGGAGATACGAGCGCGACCCAAATCCCTGGGATGAGGAGGTCGGCCTGTCAGGCTGGTTCCCCGGTCAGGCGGGGCCGAGCCTCGACCTGCTGGCGCTAGTCGCCTCGATTGCCCGCGCGCAGTGGGAGCTTAACGAGGACTATATGCGCGTGCTGACGGCGATGAAGTGGCAGAGCCGGGTAAGCGCTATTGCGTGGCTCATCGTGATGGCCGGCTCGCTGGCGTCGCTGGCGGCACAAAAAGGATGGTGGTGATGCTACACGGGCTTCTGATGGGGTTCCTGGTCTGGGTCATAGGGAGCGCGATCTGCTCGCTGCTCTTCAGCGGCGGCTCTGGGCGGGCCGGCCCCTACCGCCTCCGCGATTAACCTCTTACTGAGGCGGCGGTTGGTTATGGAGTAGGCTCGGCGGCAACGAGCCGGCCAGGACAGGCGAGAACTGCCTGATGCCGGCCGCCAGCGGTTCCGCCACAGGCGCATAACGGCGCATCATCATGTTTGCGATCAAGCGCTGCGCATAGGGATTGTACATAGCGGCCGTCGCGCCCGTTGCGGCGAGACCGCCGGCAATATACTCGGGGGGCACCTCTTCTTTTCCGGCGAGAGCCGCCGCGCCCAAGCCCGCGCCGAGCTGGATCATATGGCGGAAGGGCGTGCCGCTATCCGGCACGGTCGCGCCGAGAACGGCTCGGCCGGCGTCGGAAATGTCCTCGCCCAGGGCGGTGCCGCGTGCGACTTGGCTCCTGGGCGCATAGGCCGCCGTAGCCGCCTGGAACTGTGACGGTTGAAACCTTCCCGGCAGCTCTCCCGGCCGGGCCGCCGCATATTCGTACCGTAGCTGCCGCGCATAGGCGGCATTGGCGGCCTGGATCTCGGGAGCCTGGGCAGGGCTGACCCGCTCCAGCCAATTGCGCAGCACCGTCTGCGTATCGCGGAGCTGCCAAGCGAGCTGGCGCTCGTCCGAGGTGCTGCCGGGGTTGTAGAGGATGTCTCGCGCCTGCTTGCCGAGATCACTCTCGGCGTCCTTGAAGCCCTGCCCGGTCATTATGCCGGTATTGGGATCGACGCGCTGCCAGAGGTGCTGATCCAGGATGCTGTTGAATTGCTGCGTGCGGTCTGGATGCATCGTCAAGGCGTTCTGCTGCAGCCGACCCAGATCCTGGAGGACAGCCGGATCGAGCCGACCGCCAGCGGCGGGGATGGCGGCGTTGTAGGCATCGCTGACCTTGGTTGCGACCTCGTTCACCGCCTCGCGCCCAGGCCCGCCGGCATCGAGCGTTTCGCCGATGGGGTTGAGAACCCAATTAGCCGCGCCCGTGTTGAGCTGGTCGACCGCCCTGGCGCGGGCTGACCCGACCATGTCGCCGATAATCGGGACGCTGCCATAGCCCTGCTCGACCCGGTTAACGCCTCGCCCAAACCAGCCGCCACCAGCGCCCAAAAGCTGCCCTGGCGTCGGCCGCGCGCCGAGATCGAACATCGTCCTCTCGTAGCCGGGATTACCCGGAGCCGGCGGTCTCGCCATGCTGGGGTAGGCGACCCGAGCGCCGACGCCTGTCCCAGTCGTGCTGGCTGCGCCGAGCAGCCCGCCCTCAGTCGCCTCGGTCGCGAGCTGGCGCGGCGAGGCGTTGGGATCGCCGGTCAGCAGTGCGGATAACGAGCCGCCGCCAATATTTGAGGCGAGGCGAGGCCAGTAGCCCGCCGTTGAACCCGGCATAGCGTAGGCCAGGAGCGACGGCAGAACCGCCTCGCCGAGGTCGCGCTGCGGGCTGGATTTCGGGATCTGGCCGCCTGGGCTGGCCGCTCGATAGGCCTCCAGGTTGTCCTGGGCAACCTTCTCAATGTTGCTTTGGAGATCCTGCGGCCATTGCGCATCGGAGAAGGCGCGCTGGAGCGCTCGGGCACCGAGCGCACCGCCGGTATTGAGGGTCTTCTCAACGCCATAAGCAAAGTCGGCGACCGGGTTGCCCGGCGGCCCCGAGACTGGCTGCCCGGTGTTTGGATTGACGACCGCGTTCGGGTTAGCGGCGATAGCAGCAGCGATGGCGGCCTGATCGGCGTCGGGCTGCCCTGGTGCCGGCGCTGGCGCGGCGTTAGGCGCGCCCTTGAGGATCGTGCCTATTGTCTGGTTCTCGGTGTCCCAGGGACTGCTCATTAGAGGCCGGGCCTCAGATTGTTTTTGTTGATGTAGCCAATCTGGTCGCTGATGGCCTGCAGCTCGCGCTGACCCTCCTTGCTCTGCGAGAGCTGCGTGCGGATCTCCTGCTTATCCGCCTCGCTCATCCGCATGTACATGTAGGTATAGGGGCTGATGTTAGCGTTGAATTGCGCCTCGAACCCGTTGTTGTCCCAGCCGCCGCGACCCGGCTGATTGACGTACTGGGCCATGGCCGCCTGCTTTGCCAGCCGATAGTCGGATAGGCCTTGGATCTGGGCCAGCGTGCGGTCGAGGCCGGCGGGCGAGGTCTCCTCACTCGGCATTTGATCGCCGAGGAGCTTTAACTCCTGGACGCCGGCCTTCTGCGAGGCCTCCTTAGCCTGCGCTCTGACGAGATAACCGCCGTCCTTGATGAAGCTCTCGTAGCTTTTGACCTTGTTCGCCAATTCGGTGTTGTTGGGATCAAACGCCAACAGCACCTTGTTGAGGGCTTGGTTGTAGGCCGAGCCAGCGCCGGTATAGAAGTTTGGGGCCTCCTGCCGCATAAAGGTCGCCTGCGTCCGCGCCTCGTTAGCGCCAGCCGCTAGCCGCCCAACCTCCTGGAGATCCTCGGCGTTCTTGGTTGCGACGGTCTTCGCGCCCGCCTCCTGCGCGGGCGGGATCTTGCTAACGCCGAGGTCGTTCTGCTGGATGATCTTGCCCAACGGGTCGAGCGTGCCCGAGTACTGATGCATTGCGCCATCAGGCCCCTGAGCCTCCCAGTTCCCGATGTATGTATTGGTTCGCGGGTCATGGATCAGCGTGCCGGGGCGCAGCGTCTGCGGCGAGTTCGTCTTGACGAACAGATCCCACATGGCCTTCTGGGCCTGCTGCTCCAGCACGTAAGGCTGCTCGGCCCCTTTCGTCGCGCCCGCGACCGGGCCGGCCTTAGCGATGTCGATTTGCCCCTGCCGCCACTGCTCCCAGGCCTTGTAGTAGTCCTGCATCTGCTGCTTGTAGGCCTCCTGCTGCTGCAGGTAGGGCTGTTGCGCAGCAGCGGTGCCGGCCGCCTGTGCGCCAGCGGTCGGCCCGACTAACGGGTATTTTGCGGTCTCGGCGTCTGTCGGCGACACGGGCAGCCCAAGCAACGGGAAGAGCCTCGTCGCGGCCTGCGCGCGGGTGATCTGCTCAGGCGTCGGCGCGCCGGGGATCGGGCCGCCCTGCGGCTGCATGGGCATAGGCGGCGCACTGGGAGGCGGTGGAGGCATGGAAGGTGCGGCAGGCATGGGAGGTGCCGGTGCCGCCGTTCCTGGCCCTCCTGGGCCTCCAGCGGGCTGCGCTGGGGCAGGCGGCGGTGGCGGCTGGTTGAGCAGGCCCTGCAGCTCCTGAGCGCCGGCCGCTCCGGTGTGCGGCACCGGGGCCGGCGGGGCGGCAGAGGGCGGCTCGGCCGCGCCAGGGCCAGCAAACTGCGCGCCGGCTGGGCCGCCTCTCTGCGCTGCGGCGACCATACCTTGCGCAATGGCCTGACCGGACGGTGTTAGCAGGCCCTGCGGCCCCGGTGCCGGCGCTGCGGGAGGCGCTGCGGCAGGAGGCGGCGCAAGCTGCGGCGGGGCGGCTGAGCTGGCGGCGCGGGCAGCGCCCTGCGGGGAGAGCAGGCTCGGCGGCGCAGCGCTCGGGGCCATCGGCGGCTCGGCGGGCGCTGCAGGAGCGGCCGCAGTCTGCGTCGGATGCAGCGCGCCCAGAGCAAACTGCTCGGGCGTCGTCGGCTGGTAGGGAGGCTGGCCGTAAATATCGCTGGTAAAGCCGAGGCGCTGATCGCGGTTGCCTCCGCCGTGGTTCCAGTCCTTTGGCCGCAGCCATGCGAGCTGCGCGTCGGTGAGCTGCTCAGGCGTCGTCGCGGTCTCGATGTTCGTGCCGACCCTTGATCTCGCGATGCCACCGGGCCGCAGCGACTGCAGGGCAAAGAGCGCCTGCTGCTGCCATGGGATCGGCGCATTGACCGGGGAGCCGTCAGGCAGGCCGGCGAACTTCTGCATGCCCTTTAGAAAATCGCCGTTGTCGCCAAAGAGGCCGTAGCCAATGCCGCCGTCGTGAACTTGGTTAGGATTACCACCGCTCTCGGCCATCATTCCCGAGGTGATTGTCGTCGCCTCATTCTTCGACGCGCCGTTGTCGGTGAGGAACGAATAGAGCTGCGTCGGGCTGACGCTGCCGCCGGCTCCTGGCGTTGACAGCGCCGCCTGTAAAGATGCCGCGCCGGGCTTGCTGCCCGCGCCTCCCGCACCGCCTCCCGCACCGCCGCCGGTATACTTCTCTGGATGCAGGTACTGATCGATGGCCTGGGGCGCGACCGATTGCATGAACCCCAAACGCTGCTGCCCCAACAGCCCTGTGATCCGCTGGTTCTCGGCCTGGGCGTTCTGCAGCCGCGCCTGGATCAGCGCGTCCTCGCCGCTAACCGCGCCGCCCGCCGCCTCGCCGAGGAACGAACCCCACGGCATGCCGCCCTTGTACGGCACCGGCATCGCCGCCCGGCCCATCGCCTGCGCCATGCCGCCCAAGGCCCGCCAACGCAAAGCGGCCTGCGTCGCGGGGCTGTTGAGGTCGCCTTGATACGCGGCAGCCGGATCGTAGCCCTGCTTCCACATATCCAGGAGGCCGCCATACCACGGCTGATCTTGCTGTTGCGGCTGCGGGAGCAGGCCGGGAGGGTCAGCCATCAGTAGCCTCGCAACTGCTGGAGCGCCGTCGTCGGGTTAAGTGAGGACTGCGTGTAGAGGTTGTGGCGCGGGTTCATAAAGAAGCTGGGATGTAGCGGCGACGGCGGCAGTAGCGACGGCCGGGCGAGCGGCTGCGGGTTCTGGAACGCCCCCTGCGCGTCCTTGAGCGCGCCCTGCAATTGCCCGGTGCCGATGCCAGCCTTGAGCCTATCCCACAGGCTTCCCGGTGCGGCGACCGCCGCCGCCACGGCAGGGTCTTGGGGGTTCAGCGTCGAGAGCTGGCTGAGCTGCTGCGGCGAGATGCCTGGGGCCAGCGGCGCGCCGCCTTGGGCTATAGCGGCGCTCGCGGGATCATCGAGGAGGCCGGCGCTGTCGCCGCCAAAGATGCCAGCCATAGCTGTCTCCTAAATCTTGAGAAGGGCGGCAATCGTAGCGGCGCTGGTGAGGCCGCTCATCGCCTGCTGCCCGACATTGGTGTAGTAGGGCGTCGTCTGCGTCGTCATCGTGTTGCCGCCGATGGGCGAGCCAAAGATGGCCGCCGCGTTCTGCACAGGTGCCCAATTGGTGTTGTAGGCCGTCGAGAGCTGCGATTGCGGATAGTCAGCCAGCGACGGTGCGGCCTGAGCGAGGCCACCGAGACTGATCTGCCCGGTGTTGGCGAGCTGGCCGGCGTTGTTGAGCATGCCGCCGCCGGTCCCATAGCCGGCGTTGGCGGTCTGCCCGGCCGTGCCAAGGCCGCCCATCATGGCCTGCAGCGAGCTGAGATCGAGCGCGCCGCCCTGCTGCAGCAGGTTGCCCGCATTGCTGATGCCCGATTGGCCGAGACCGCCAGCAGCGGCATAGCCCTGGTTGGCGTTGCTGACGCCGGTATTGTAGGCGCTCCCGAGCGTGCTGCCGGCCCCGAGCATGGCATTAAGCCCGGTGTTGTAGCTGTTATTGACGATCTGGCTGGTGGCATTGGCGAGCGCACTGCCCAGCGCGTACTGGTTCTGCCCGCGCGCGTTGGTCATCGCGCCTGAACCATAGCGCCCACCGGCCTCGAAGCCGCTGTCGGTCTGCGGCGCGGTCGCCGTCTGGTACTGGTTGACGAGCGGCTGGGTTGCGGCCTGGATCGTGCCGGCCAGGGCCGGGTTGCGGTTGGGGTCGATATACTGGCCCGACGCCGCGCCCATCAGGCCCGAGCTGAAGACCGGGTTGCCGCTGATCGCCATCCCCGAGTTCGCCATCAGGGCGGCCTCGGATGGGTTGGCGACATTGGCTGCCGCGCCGGAAAGGTTCCGCAGGCCGGTCGCGTAAGGCGCAATCGCGCCGGGCGTATAGTTGGCCGCGTTGCCAATCTGGCCGGCATAGTTCAGCCCCGCGCCGACCGCCTGCCCCGAGAGGCTGTTGAGACCGCCAATCTGCGGGCCGCCCGCGTACCAGCTCTGCGGCGTGCCGCCGGTCAGCGCCGTTTGCGTAAAAGCCCCGGCCTCGTTTGGCAGCGCGCTGCCCATCCAGCCGGTCGCGTTGGCGGCGTTCTGACCAATCGTCTGGATTTGGCTCAGGTAGTCCTGACCGACCGGGCCGTTCGCGTTGGTGCCATTGATGTCGGAGAGATAGGTCGCATTGTTGTAGGCGTTCTGCAGGTAGCCGGCCTGCATCTGCCCGACCGGGTTCTGGTTGACGGTCGTCGTCGTGCTCGGCGTCGATTTCGTCATGGCCTAGTCCTTGATGCGGCGCACCAGCGCCACGCCTGCGATGTCGAAGCCGAAATGCGCCCAGCCCTTGCGGTCCCAGCCGCAGAGGTCGACGCAGCCCAAGGCCTCGGCCTGGGCGTCGAGCGCATCGAGCAGAGGCCGCCACCAGCGCTTGAGGCCGGTGCCGGCGACAAAGGGCACCTCCAGCACGCGACAGCGCGGGAATTGGCGCGGCTCGGTCACGGCCAAGGCGACGATGCGGCCGGCATCGCGCACGACGAACATGCCCATGCGCTCGGCCATGACGAGCCGCAGGATGTCGATTGGCTCGTAACCCCTGATGCGCTTTGTCGCGCGCTCAAGGATCGGCTCCAGGATCGGCCAGCAGCGGGCGATCTCATCGAGCGGCGGCAGGCTCACGACGATGTCGGCCGGCGTGAGGCTATCCAATCAGGCAGGCCGTAAAGGTCATATCGGTGTAGGTGCTGTTCGCGTGGTGGATCGTCACTGCGCCCTGGATCGGCGCGCACCAGACGCTGGGCAGGATGTCGGCCGCATGCGCCGAGCCGGGCACCAGCATGACGCTCGTGTAGGGGCCGATGCGGCTGTCGCTAAAGGTCGAGGTCGTCGCGTTGGCGGCGAGCGTCACGCCCATGGTCGCGGCGATGGTGCCGCGCAGAGCCTGATTGATCGCGCCGGCAAAGCGGATGTTGGTCTGGCGCGCGTTGCCGGTATCGGAGGGAACAAGCGGGATGGCGGGCGGTCGGTTAAGGGCCGCCTGGGCCATCAGAAGCCCATGGTTCGCGTGCCCTCGGGCCGGGCCGTGACATCGACGCCCTGGAGGAACTGGAAGCCCGAGCCTGCCGGCAGCTTGACCTGATACCGGGTATAGCGGCCGGTCGTCCGCTGCGGGCACTCGCCCAAGATGTTCTCGGCGACCGCCGCCCGGTAGACGACGCTCTGGCGGGTCGTCTCGCGCACGCCAACCGCGACCGAGGCCCCAACCTGGGCGTCGTGCAGCGGCCGGGTGTTGATCACGCGCGTGCGCCGGTCGGGTATGAGCTGCTTCTCGCCGGTCTCAATCGTCGGGGCCATGGCCGGGCCGGTCGTGTAGTTCTGGACATGGTTACCGTCGAACCATGCGACCATCGGATTGCCGCCCGTCCACACGAGGCTGTCGAGACTGAACTGGAGCTGCTCTAAATTGCCAAACGGGTCGAGCTGGTCGAGGTTGTAGCCGTTGGTGCTGTAGGTCACGCTCTCGACCCACTCGACAGGCGTCGGCGTCAGGTCGAGCAGCGACCAGCGGCCCAGCTCCCAGTTGTAGACCAGACAGCGGTTGTAGAGGCCATGGTTCTGCTGGCCGTGATAGAACCAGAACACCATCTTGCGCGCCGGGTCGTAGGTGCCCTGGACATTGCGAATATGGTTCGGGTCGAGGTCGCCAAAAAAGAACCGGTCGACCTTCTGGCCGCCGATGCTGGTCGAGCTGGTGCCGTCAAAAGCGTAATAGCCGTCGCTGCCGAGGTAGTAGACGACCGAGCGGGCGGTGCCGCTGCCGTCGACCAGCCGGCGCTGGATGATCGAGAGCGGGCTGTCGGTGCCGGCGCTGCCCTCAGCGACCTGGAACGAAAAGATGTCAGGGCTGCCGGCGTACTGTATGCGGTAGATGCCCCTCTGGCACCATGCCGCGCCGTCAGCGGCCGAGAGGTGCCCGCCGACGAGACCGGTGATCGCGCCCAGGTCGGTCTGCACCAAATCCTGGTAGTCGCTCTGCAGCTCGATGGCGGTGTTGCTGCCCCAGACCGGCCAATTGGTCGGGTCTCCGATGGCCGGCCAGGAGAGGCGGAACTGGCGCACGCCATCCAGGCTGTCGACGGTGTTGCCGAGCATCAAGAAGTCCTTGATGACGGCGCAGTACCTCGCCCTGGGCGCGGCGCTCGATAGGTCGCTAAAGGCGGTATCGCTGTCGCAGTTGAAGGTCTGGATGTTGTCGTCGTAATTGGTCGCAATCACGCGCGAGCCAAAGCTGGTCATCGACCAGAACCCGTCTGGCGGGGTCTCCGTGTTGTAAGGCGCGCTCGGCCCCGAAACGTCGGCAAAGTTCTGCTGGCCGGTCTGCTGCAGATAGAGGTGACTTGTCGTCGCAGCGAAGTTGAAGACCGTGCCGTTCGCCTCGCGGTAGCCATATGATCCGCAGACCTGGGACGGCAGCGCACCGCTGTACGGTACGGGGCTGTTCATCGGGCCATAGGCGGCCTGGGTTCGCGGTACGACATTGAGGGCGACGACGGTGCCGGGATTGCCAAAGGGCGGCCCATCCGGCAGCCACTCGCCAAAGGGAAGCAGGGCCATGGGCGAGACCTACGAAGACGCTGAGCTGGAGGCGACCATCCTCGCCCTGGTGAAGCGCAAGAACGCCGCCCGCGAAGGCTCGGCCGAGTACCGGATGGCGTTGCGTCAGTTGACGGGGCTGCGCTACAGCCGCGAGCTGGCCGGGCCGATTATCGAGGAGCTTGACCCGTATTGGGGTCTGGAATGCCGGCCGCTGCCCCTCCGAGGCCAATAGCGCCCAACAGGCCGTACAGCGGTATCTGCTTGTTGACGAGGCCGCGTTGCACGATCTCGTCCCTGGGCATGCCGGTCAGCCGATGCGTGCGCTCGATGCTGTCGTTGATCTGCTGGATCATCGGGCCGCCGGCCTCATTCTTAAACCCTGCCCAGGCGACATCCTGCACGTTCCCTGGCGGGACGCCCAGCTCAGCCGCCATATCGCGCACCGGCTGCTGCAGCATGCCGTAAGCTGTCGTGCGCGCGTTGCCCTGCACATTTGCCGGGACATGGGCCAGCAGGCCACGCGCCATCTGGTCGTCCATCACCGGGTTGCTCAGGTCGCCAATCATCGACCGGGCAAAATCGTGCATCTTTGGCTGCGTGGCACCGAGGCCGGCATACCCTCCCGCGTCACGCATCCTCACGTAATCGTCTAGATTGTTCTGGGCATATCGCCCGCCGACCGGATAGGGCAATTGGTTTTGCACCGGCACGGGATCGCCCCTTGCGCGGCTGTATTCGAGGAAATGCGACATCAGGAAGTTCGAGGTCGGGTTCTGCCCCGAGGTCGTCGCCGCCATCGGCGCGGCAAATTGGTCGAGGAACGCCGACCGGCCAGCGTCAGCGCCAAGGTGGTCGGTATATGCCTTCTCCAGTTGCGCCATCGCATACCAGTGGTCGGTATTGCCCAATTCCATCCCGCGAGCATAAGCATGCTGTAACGCCGCCGCCGTCTCCGGCGCATCAATCGCGTCGGCGTATTGCTTGATTGTCGCCGCCTTCGACGGTCTCACGGTCGCCGTGTCAACATTTGCCGGCGGATAGTTAGCGGGATCGACATAGGACCGCTGCGCTGGATCGAAATAGGGCGTGTAGCCCGCCTCCATATCTTTCATCACGCGCAGGCGGTCCTGGCCAAAAGCCTCCGCTTCCGGCGTTAGCTGCTTCGCCTCAAAGGTGTTCCCGCGCTCCCCGACCTTGAGTGTCGGTGGGCCGACTGGCGGGTACTGCTCGGCATACTGCGGGTATTTCGCCTCGGCGAAGGGCGTCGTGCCAAACGCCGGGTCAGATCGTGCGATCTCGGCAGGCATCGGTCGCGCCGCCTTGGTCGCCAGCCCGCCGCCGCTGAACCCCAGCGCGAGGTCGGTCGCATGCTGCAGCAGCGTCGGGTCGAGCGCGTTCTGGGCAAACGATCTGTTGGGGTCGTAGCCCTGGTTGAGGTTATTGAAGTAGTCGCTGGCGTACTGGCCGGTGACGACCTTGTGCAACCAATCCTGCACCGCCGGCTGCATCGCCATCGAGGCCTGGGCCGCGCCATAGGCCTCGGGATCGCCGAGGTAGGGGCTGGTCGCGTCGTCAAAGAGGCCCGGCATTACGGGTTCCGCACGTCGGTCTGGATCATCAGACCCTCGGGGTAGCGGTTCTTGCGGTCGGCGAGCTTGATGCGCTCGACGCTGGCCTCGCGCGCCCCGAGCCATATCTGCAGGCGCGGATCGTCGCCGATGTAAGGCGCGGCCATGGTGAGCGTGCCCCAGAGATAGGCGCTCGGATAATTGGTCAGGAGCCAGTTGGTCGGCACCGCGTCCGACAAGGCCGGCAGGCCCTGCATGTAGGTGATATGGATCGCGTCGGGCGGCGGCTCGATGGGCGTCTGCGACACGGTGCTGGCAGCAACCCACTGCGAGCTGGTCGGGTCAACGTACCAGATAAAAAGA